ACACTCAAAACTTTAGTGTTACAACATCTTGGACAAGAGTTGAACTGACATTTGCAGCAGATACGACTGGAACATTAACTAGCGACAACGCTGATCGTTTCAGGGTTAATTGGTGGTTGCACGCAGGAAGCACTTACACTGGCGGCACATTTACTAGCAACACTTGGGCTGCTAGGTCAAACGCCAACATGGTCAATTCCAGCGATACAAGTATTTTTGACAGCACAAGTAGAACGCTATTTATTACCGGCGTCCAACTAGAAGTTGGCGAGAAGGCGACACCGTTTGAGCACAGAAGCTTTGGTGATGAGCTTGCTAGGTGTATGCGTTATTACGAAACTGGTGTTTGCTTTGGTATGTATAAAACTTCTGATGATACCTATGGTTGGACTAATTACAGCGTACAAAAACGAGTAAACCCTAGTGTAGAACTCAACCCTCCAGGATCAAATCCCAGCAATAACCAAGCTTATTATTGGTCTACTGACACCAACGATCGTGGAAATAGAGATATTAACGAAATCAATCCAAGCAACCAAGTGGGCGGCCAAAGTAATTTCAAAAACGGCTTTATAGCTACAATGGGAGGATTCACGCCTGCATCTACTAACGATGCTATGTGGACTAGTAATTACATTGCGGAGGCTGAACTATGATTACTAATGCACGACGAACTACCAAGGGTTGTTTGATTGTTACCTATAACGGTCGAGAACTCTTTGTCCCAGAAACTCCTGGCAATAGGCACTGGGATGAGCTGCAAGAATGGCTTGCAGAATCAGATGACAACGTTATCACTCAAGAAACATGATCACCCTTATCCGTCCAATTCTTTTCTCTTTTCTTCAATCTGACAAGGTCAAGCTGCTCATCGTAGACATGTTGACCAAACTGGCTGAGTCTACCGACAACGATGTCGATGACAAAGCTGTGGAATTCATCCGCAACGGCTTGTTCCCTGCTAAGCCTCTCTGATGGATTTGGGTGAGCCACCGGTATTCCCGTCTCTAAGGCTCCCTGAGCCCGTTGTTTTACCCCGTCCTGTACTAGAGGTCCCACGAGCGGATTTACCGTCTTACAAGCCGCTTGTGGTGCCTCCTAGCGACCTCCGGGCTCCTCCGGGGGTCAAAGGAACTACAGAGTCTGACAAACCTAAGCCTAAACCACCAGTCCCTCCGGTGCCTACAGTTCGTGTTCCGTACACAGAAATGGACGTACCGGTACCGGATGGGATTGTCTTAACTACAGCAGCTACAACCGCTGTTGTGTCCGTTGCTGCCACCCTTACTGCTACTTCTCTGTTTAAGTGGCTGGTCACTGTTATGAAACCTGTTTTCAAACAAGCATGGACAAAGATAACAAAAAAGAAGGAGTCATCAAATTTCTCGTCCTCGTCTGGTCCGCCGGACTCTTAACTGCGAGCTACGCAGGATGGATGGAAAAGATGGATCCCACTTACGTCGCCTCAATTCTTAGCGGCACTCTAGCAACTTTCTCAATTACCCGCGAAAAAAAGGAATGAAAAAGCTACTTCTGTTGCTGCTTCTCGCGGCACCTGCATCAGCCCAAACGGTGACTCCTCAGTTTACCCAAGGCAGTATGCAGTCAACCACTACTACCACCGTTGACATCCAACGCACTGTTGCTCATGAGGTGTACGGCGGTGATTATTCATCATGGTCTGGCACAAACGTAACCCCCAGCGGGGACATCAGCGACTCAGCAACAACGTTCAGTGTAACAACATCGGGCGAGCCGTGGCAGCTGGAGACAGTGACACGGTCAGCAGGGATCGTCGAGACCATCGACATCACCGAGGACATTACACAAAGCTCTACCACTACCTCGCTGTCTGTCTTCTCGCAGTAACTCCTGCATATGCACAGGAAGCGCCTGAAGTAAACAACAGCTCTAATCCGGTAGCAGCTGCAACAGGCAATGTAACCAACCAAGCCGTACAATTCCAGAACAATGGTGCTCCCAGTAGGCAGTATTTTGCCGCTGGGAGTTCTTGTAATGGAGCAACGATGACATTTAGCCCGTTTTACATGGGCAATGACACTGTTCCTATGGAATCTGACGGCTATGTCAAGAACAACAACTGGGGAGCACAGCTCAACTTTAGTATTCCGCTAGACGGAAGTATGATTGAGCAGTGTAAACAGTTGGCATCACGGCATGAGCAGAAGATGCGCCTGGACTATGAGCTAGTCCGCGCATTGAAATGCACAGAAATCATGAAAGCAGGCTTCACGTTCCGCCCCGGATCGCGGGTAGAGGTGCTGTGTCATGACATCGTACCTATCGTATCCGTCAAAGCCAGTGATTGAAGCAACCGTATCGGCTGTTATCGCTATCGTGGCGGCAGCAGCCACTGTATCAAATCGGTTAAGCAACCGTATCAACGAGATGGATAAACGGCTTGACACCTTTGAACTGCGTGTAGCTACAAGCTACGTCCCCAAGCAAGACTTTGAGGTCGCAATGGCAAAGATGGAAGACCACATGATCCGTATCGAAACAAAACTAGACCAAATGCTATTGCGAAATGGCTAAACGTGCAACCGAAGACTCGTTTAACGAGCTTCACAACCTAATTACAAAGGAGTTCTTAGCACGTATCAAGTCAGGTGAAGCTACTACCCAAGACTTGAAAGCAGCATGTGATTGGCTGTCTAAAAACGACATAACCGGTGTGGCCGTTGAGGGTTCTGCTCTCAGCGGCCTTGCTGATATTATGCCGTCCATCAATTTTGATGAAGTACAAAAGGCAGTGAGACGCTAATGGCTCCTAAAACGAAACCCTACGATCAGCTACGCAAAAGTGCGAAAAATTACCGCGACAATGCAGCCGCTCGCGCCCATAAAAACGCAGCGAATCGGCAAATTAACAAACGCGAAGACCGCAAAGCCTACAGAGCCGAGCACAACAAAGCCCGCCGCCAAGCCGGAGTCTACGGCAAAGGCGGAAAAGACTTCTCGCAAACCACGAAGGGCACGTTCGTCCGCGAAGACCCCTCGACAAACCGAGCCAGGAACCGAGCCAAGCTAAGAATCAGCCGATGACTCCTTTACTTCCTACTCCTGATCACTACCTTTACAACCTAATAAGCATGACATCACCAGAAGCTAAGCGCCTATGGAGGCGTGCTATTAAAGAGCACTTTGAATGTCAATGTGTTTATTGTGGAGAAACTTATGATTTACATGAACTTACTCTTGACCACGTTCACCCTAAGTCTCTGGGTGGAGAAGACCTCACGAGCAACCTGGTACCCGCTTGTACCCACTGTAATCAGGACAAAGGAAGTAGTAACTGGCTAAACTGGATGCGTGCTAAATACGGGCTACATCCTGACAGAGAACAACGTATTATCGATCACATCAACTAACAAAAAATGGCAAAAGCTAAACCGGGTACTCCTCACCCTACTAGAGGAGGGCTAGTAATGGGTACCAAAGGACGTTATGTAGCTAAGTCTACGTATAACAAGCAAGTCAAAGCCTCTCAACCCAAAGCTGTCAAGACTAACCCTACTGGCGCACCTCGGGGTGCTCAAGGTCCTCGTACTGCCCCTGTACAAGGTCCTAGCCGTCGCACGCCTTCAACCGTGGGTGGTGACACTGGACGCCGTATTCCTCAAAACAAGTATGGCACTGCAGGCACTCCTCGGAGCGGTCCTCCGGGTGTTGGTAACCCCCCTCGCTTTAATCCTAGAGTCCGCCGACCTGGAGCCAACCCAGCCGCACTAGCACAGATGACTGGCTTGACTATTGCTAGCAAAATGGCAGAGACCATTGGCAAGCCTGGTCAATCTAAAATGTCTATGCTAGGTGTTGACCCTAGCCGTCTTCCTAAAAAAGACAAAAAAGTCGAAAAAGGAGCACAAGGACGGAATACTAGAGGTGGTCAAGGCGGTAGCCGAGCTGCCGTTAACCGTAGGCCCAATCAATCCCAACCTACTGTAACTGGTCCTAACCGCACTCAACGTCGTACAGGCGGTCGGCCTGGTAACCGGACACAGCCCGTCCAACCGGCTCGGCGTGGTATGTCTAACATCCCGCCTAAGGAAGGTACAGGCATGGGATCGCCTAATGACAAGAAACGTCAGAATGTCACTCCTAAGGCTTCCGTCAAGCCTAAGGTTAAGGCTAAGGCTGAACCCCAGACTACCGGTGTTGGTCCTGTCAAGAGTGGCCGTGCTTACTCTGTAGCTAAGACTGGTAAGTCAGTATCACAGCAACGCGCAGCCGAACTGCGTGCAATGCGTGAGCGTTCTAAGAAACGCCAAGCTGAGATGAAAAAGAAGAAGAAATAATCGCTTCTAAGGCCCCTTAAACGCCTCTAAGGTACATTCCCACCAGGAGTGCCTTAGAGGCCCCTTCTAGCCCCTTCTAGCATGCCTACAGACAATCTTGAGGTTCAGCTCAGAACAGACTTTCGGTATTTTCTGACAGCAATCTGGACTCACCTTAAACTTCCCCCGCCGACACGTGCACAACTGTGCATTGCAGAGTACCTCCAAACAGGACCCAAACGACTACAGATCCAAGCATTCCGTGGTGTAGGTAAAAGCTGGATCACCGCAGCATTTGTGTTGTGGACGCTGTTTAACGATCCTGACAAGAAGATTATGGTGGTGTCTGCATCTAAGGATAGAGCAGACTCATTCTCCATCTTCTGTCAACGCCTCATCATGGAGGTTACCTGGCTTGCCCACCTCAAACCTAAATCAGATGACCAAAGATGGTCCAGGGTCTCGTTCGACGTCGGACCAGCTAAACCTCACCAAGCTCCTTCAGTTAAGTCTGTCGGCATTACTGGTCAGCTTACTGGTAGCCGTGCT